TTTTTTTTCAAATTTTTAAAGATTAATATTACGTATCAGGTTCTTCACAGATACACTCATCTATAATATCATCATCTAAATTATAAGTCACATTCTTATTACATTTCTTACATTTAATACAATAGTTTAATTCATCATCACATATATGATCTATATATAAACATATTAGTTTATGAATAGTATCATATATAAATTCATCATCATTATAAAAAAATTGATTATCTAAATTAGATACTCTTAATCCATCAATAAAATATTCAATATTTTGCATTATATCAAATGATTTATACCACGACCATTTATCTTCTTTTGTAATTATTTTAAATCCTTTACTAATTATATATCCCAAATTTGTTAGATGTCCATGTTTAATATTTCCAATAGGAATTTCCCCTTCATTTAAATTATTTTTTATTATTTCTTTACAATTAATTATAATTGAATCTAATTCTTCCCTATTATTAAAATAAACAATAGGTGGGATGGAATGCATCTCATATTTTTTTAATTTTTTTTTCATAATTTCATATGAGTTTTGTAATTCATTAAATTCTTCATTTAATTTATTAATTACATTAACAGAATGAGGCATCTCATTATAGAAATCTATTATTTGTGGTTCCATTTATTTAAAGATATTTTATAATTTTTAAATATAAAATGAAAAAATCTAATGGAGTAAATAGTCCATCATTATTGATCTTTATACATACAAACAAAACAGCAAAACATTGTGAATCAGAAGTTGTTAAATGGTTTTTAAATTGTATAACTCCAATGGCACAATCTATATGTGATAAAAATTATCAATGTGATTTCAATATAATATCTAACATACAAGATAATGATTATTTAGATGAAGATAATAATAAAACTTACAATAAAATTGTAATTGCTCTACAGAATGGTCAACAACCAGATGCATTTGATAGTATCAATGATGAAGATGAATTAATTATAATTGATGAAAACCCTAAAAAAAATATATTGAATCCAGATGAAATTTTAAATTTATTAAAAGAAGCACCTGAATTTGTGAAAAAAATAGGAGTATCTGGAGTATCAACTAAATGTATGAAACAATATTGGGGTGAAATGATAAGTGAAGAACCAAATACTTTTTGTATTGCAGGAGAAGGATATATGAAACATCCTATGTGGATGTATCAACTAAATGAATGGTTTAATATTCGTGAAACATCATTTAATTTTGGTTGGGATTAAAATTATAAAATATTTATTTCTTTTTATTTTTCTTTTTCACTATTTTAGATTTATTTTTTAAATGATTTATTTGGCGTTTTAGTTTTTCATCATTCTTTGCATTTATTTTATCTTTTTCTAATTGTATGAATTCTAATGTATTATTATTAAAAATTCCTTGTATATATTTTGTAAAGGTATTATGACATTCTTTATTAATATCATATTTAAAATTATAAGTAATCTTAATATAAATGTATTTGTGAATCTCTAATTCTGAAAAACTAATATCAAGAGATTCATTGATCTGTTTTTCTGTTTGAGATTCAATAATATTTAAATTTAAAACATTTATTGGAATATTTTCTTCTAATTGATTTTTAATATTTTCTTTGTTTAAATGAAAATGATTAATTAGATTATTTTTATCATAAATTGTTTTAATTTTTATAAATTTATCTATGACACGGGTATCTTTTATAATTTTCCCGTCCATTTTTAATAATAAACTAAAAAAATCAAATTTATAAATACCTTTCTCTTAAAAACATAAGTATCTCAGTAAGAACTAAGCAGTCTATTTTATTGTAATTTATAATCTCAGCAATTTCATTATATCTTTTTAATGGGATATTTTTATTTTTATTTTCGCATATTTGTTTAAAACGAATGACAGCATCTAATCCATTATCAGTTTCTTCCCATGTTGTTTTTATGAATTTATTTTTATAAAGTATTTTACCTACATTTTTTAATCCAAAATTAAATAATCCTTTTAATAAAATAGGTTCTTCTCTGAAAAAGTATAATAAATCAATTAGAATTATATTTGGCCAACTAATATCTGAATATTTTTTTTTAAGATTATTTAAATATGTGTTTTCTGCATGTCCCCAATGGTAAATGTATATTTTTTGATCTTCAGAAAATTTTAATGAATTTAACCAATTGATAACTATATTTTTTTCTTCATCTAAATTAAGATCATTAAGAGTAAAATCTTGATAAGATCTATAAATATTATCCTGAAGATGAACGGATCCAATAATACAAATGTGTGCTTTATCTTCAGATACAATATCATTAAAATAAGATGTTTTTTCATTTAAATTAATAAGCGATTCTATATCTAAAATATATTCGTTATCATGAGGAATTAATATCTTTGTAAAATTATCAGAAAGACTTCTTCTAGGAGTTATTAATATTTCATTTTGAGTGTTCATATGAATCATTTGTTCCTGTATTAATTTAGTATTTGAATCTTTCATATGATAAAGATTTTTAATTAGATAAGGATTATCCCATGTACAAATATCATTCTTAATTAATTCATTTCGTTCTTTAAATGAAATTCTCCAAACCATTGTAATCTCTTTAATCTGAGTAGCAATTTTTTTTTTCTCTTCTTGATAATCACTTTTAATATTCATATTAGGATAGAGTTCAATAGTCGGAGGTTTGTTATCAATTATTCTATAGTTATTCGTTTTTAATCGATTAATCCATTCGATTGCGTTAAATATCTTCATTCTAATATCATCATTAAATCTCACTAAACCAATATTTTCTCTTTTATTTAATAAAATATTCTTAGATTTATATTCTTTGCCGAATATGAATCCTATATCAGGTCTTGGAATAATTTTTTTTAAGCACGAATTAAACACATACAGACAACATTCATTAAATGTAATGATTTCATTTTGTTGAATAGATTTAAGATCAGATTTAAAATGGAGTGTTTCAGGGAGTATATTTATGATAAGGTATTCATTATCATTAATATTTTTAATATCAATATTTTTTATCTCTGTGAAAATCTCTTTAAATAGACGCGTTTTAATTATGATATCAACTTTAACAGATATATTATATTTTTCATGGATGAGTAAAGGATTAAAGATAATAGGATAATCATTTTTTATTAAATGAATAGTTTCATTTACGCCTAAATGATCATAAAGATTATTATTTGGATGTAAAGAATTAATTTTATCTTTTAATTTTGTAAAGAAATCTTGTTTATATGATATAGTTTCTTTTATGATATATTTTTTAAAATAATTATTAGTATCTTGATTATAACTGGTTGATTTAATATTTTGTATTTGAAAGAAATCAATAATAGGATCATTTGATATATGATTTTTTAAAACATTCATAGGAATGACTTTTGAATAGTATTCCATTTAATATAAAAAATGAAATTAAATATGAAATTTAAATTAATTAATTATTTTGTTATAAATCCTAATTTGTGAGTAATTTTTTTATCAAAATCTTCTTTATAATGATATAATAATATTTGTTTTTCATTATCATCATTAAAGATTAATTCTTCATATTTATTATTCTTTGAGTATTTTGCAGAATATAGATATATAGTTATTCCTAATTTTTCAGATATAAATGTTAAATCAATTGGTGATAATTCATATTGAGTTTTTTGAATAGAATCTAATAATTCTTCATTTGATATTTCAGAAGAATTATACTTTTTTATCTTATTGACGGAACTGATATTATCTTTGTCAAATACTAATTTATATCTTTCAATTAATATTTTTATAATTTCTTGTTCATCAATCATTAATAATCTTGCGATATTTCTTATTTCATTATTCTCGAATAGGACTTCTAAGAGACATCCTGGATATTTTTTATTTATAAAATTAGGAATATTAGTTATATATTTTTTTAATGGTTTTGTATCTAATTCATTATTATAATAGTTTTGTACAAATCTACTTGTTTTTGAGAATTCTGCATTCAAAAATCCATTATGATATTCTTGAGAACTAAAGATTATTTCATTTTCTTTCGAACATTTATAAATATCTTTAAGAAGTATAGACGATTGTAATATATCAGAAAATCCCTGTAAATCATTATCTTTATAAACTAAAATAAGATCTATAAATTTATGTAAATATCTTTTTTTCTGTTCTTCTGAAAATGAATTTAAAGAATCTATATTTACATATTTCATTAGATATTCTCTTAATTCAATACGAATATCTGATATAGTTTTAATTTTCTGTAAAATCATAATAATATTGTCTAATAATCTTATACTGAGTGTAATATTGTAAATTGATTCTGGATTAGGATCACCTTCCCACAAGACGCCCCGCTCTATATCATTTATGAAACCAATAACATCATAACTAAGAATATTATCATATTTTTTTATGAATTTTCCAAAATATTCATGATCCTCTTTTCTATTAATGATATAAAACTTATATCTTTTATATTTTTTTAGTTGTAACGCTCCTGAAAGAGAATCAATAAGATAATCATCTTCATAAGAAGTATTTTTTAGATGATAATAAAAAATTCTATGAAATTCAACTTCATTTTTTTTATCATCTATTATTAACTGATATTCTTCATTAGTATGATTATGATCTAAAAGAATCTTATTATCAAGTTCATTTAAATCATATGAACTAAAAATTCTATATTTTTTATATTCGGGTAAATTTTTATTATATTCTTCAGAAATTACAGGAATATAGAAAATAGTGTTATCTTTCTTATAAACAATATTTTTAATAATTTCTTCTGAAACATTTAATCCTATTAATTTTCCTAAACCATCTATTTGTTTATAATCATTTAATGATTTCATTATAAAAGGTTTAAAATTAAATATCATTCTCTTTAAATAATCTTCTAATAATGGTGAATTATAAGGTATTATAAATCCTGTATTCGTAATTATATAAGTAATTTCATGATGTGAATTTACATAAAAATATTTAATTTCACTATCAGGAATAGATATATTATAATTTTCTAAATCGCTATTAATTTTTTTATAAAATTTCTTATCATGATGTTTATCATAAAATTTTAGTGATTCATTTAATTCATGAAGAATATTAAAATCAATACTATTAATTTTGTTAAAGAACACAATTGGTTCATAAAATATTCTTGTATCTATTTTTTTTCTAAAAATGAATGATACTTGATCATCATCATCAATTGTGTTTTGATGTATTTGTTCTTTTATTACTATATCATTATTTAGATCATCAAAAACTATTATTTTCCTATTAAATTTATTCTCTAAAAGAGGTAAAAGAAAATAATCATCCATTTCTTCATCAGAATTTAAATATGATAAATAGTTATTTCTTGCAAGGAATAAATTAAATATAAATATTTTAGTAGGTTCTTCATTTTCATAAAATTTTTCTATTGAAATAAATTCTTCATCAGTTATTTCTAGAGAAGATATTTCTTTAATTTGTCCATTTTGAGAATTATAAAATTCTTTAAAATCATTTATATCTTGATCTATTATTTTTCTCTGAGGTAATACTTTTCTAGACAATTTTCCAGATGCTAAAAATAAGAAATTCTTAAGTGATGATGAAATATATTCTTTTATTTCTTTAAAAAATACTATTAATTCATCAGATGTCCCAGTTCCGTTAATACTATAATAAACAGAAGCAATAAAACTTGGAATTATATTATGTGGGATACCGACACGTAAAAATCCTGTACCTTTTTTTTCAACAATTTTATTATCTTGATTAAATAATATATCTAATTCAGGGGGGATTACACCTTTCTTAAGAATTGATAAAGGAAAAACTAAATCTCCATCGGGAGTTAATTTATTAACATGTTTAATGTATTCGCCCAGATGAGATTTATAAGAATCCATTGGATTAGATCTTTTAGAAGATAATGGTTTGAGTGAAGGTGTTTTCAAGAGAGGAGGATCTGGATTAAAATAATCAATTGATTTATTCCACTTCCATGATTTTGAATCTTTATTTACACCGGTACATATGGCATTATATTTATGTTTATTTTTCGCTTCCTGAATTTTTACAAACATATTTTTTTGTGTTGTGAACTCATCCCATGACTGTCCAGTATTTATTCTTTCTAAAATTGACTCATGTTCATTAGGTTCTAAAAGATTTCTAAATACTTTATTATCATAATTAATACTCTTAGATAGAGGAGTTTTAGAGTAACTCTCAATAGTATTATCTAATAATTCTTTAATATTTTCATCATCAGGAGGTATTACTTTCTTCACATAATTTTTTTGCTTTCCATCAGATGAATTATGTAATTTATAAAATATACATTCTTTTTTAATATAATCTTTAATAGTTTCTTCATCACTACCTTCTTCTATAAGGGCACTAACTTTAAAGTAATTTTTATAATCATTCAGAATAATCTCTGAAAGAATAGGATTAAATAAATATCTATTACTTATCTTTTCTTTTAAATTTTTTTCTGATTCTTGAGGTTTTATATCATAAATATCTTTAATAAAACTATTATAAATAATATATTCTTTAATTGATTCACGAGATTTAATATCAAAAAATTTTGGAGAAATAAAATACAGATTTTGTCCATCGAATTTTTGTTTTTCAGGTGATCCCATATTAGGAACATTATCGGCACGAATAATATTAGTAAAACTTCTTGGACCACTAATTTCGGTGTTAGTAATAATACGTTTTAATTCTGATTCTGTTAAAATGACAGGTTGTAAAAATGAATTATTCGGACAACGTCTTGTATATCCTACACCAAATACTTCATCATTAAATTCTTTTAACTTGTTTGCTAAGTATTTCTTAGGTAATTTATCTCCTTTAGCACCTCCCATAAGTTGATCTACATCAAACTCATCTGAAATATCACCATCATCATCATCATCATCATCTCCTTCTTCTCCTTCTTCTTCATCTTCTTCTTCTTCATCTTCTTCTTCTTCAGAATCTAAATCAACATCTTTATCTAAATGAGGTAGATCTAAATCAGAAGAATCAGGTTCAGATTTAGGAGAAAAATCAGGAGTATTTTTAGGTAATGATTCGGGTTCATCATCAACAGAAACTTCTTCATCAGAATCAACAGAAACTTCTTCATCAGAATCAACAGAAACTTCTTCATCAGAATCAACAGAAACTTCTTCATCAGAATCATCCGAATCATCATATTTATCCACTTTTTCAGGTTCGGGTGTAGGAGAAGGAATAATAGTTTTTTCAGGTTCAGGTTCATCATCATCTGAATTTAATTCTTCTTCAGAAACTTCTGAATCATTAGAATCATTAGAATCATCGGAAATAGATGTAACTCTTTCACTAAGATTTACAATTGCTTGAGAACATGGTGTTTTTATATCAAAATAAGATTTACCTTTTCCATCTTTACTCTTATAAATAAAAACAATTGTTTCAATAATATATATTAAATGTTCGAATTGTCTGTATGAAGATATATCTTTTAGTGAAACAGAAATATATGATCCATTTTGGGTTATACTAATTCTTGGACCTACTTCAGTTACTTTAGATAAAAAAATATTCTGACCAGAATCTCTTTTTCTAGTAAAATACTCAACCCATTCATCATAACACTTTTGAGAAATATCTTTAGTAAGACAAAAATATTCTTGTATTTCATTAATAATTTTATCATCTGAAAGTTTTCTATTATCAGGATTTTTTAAAGAAGTTATTACTGTCCTGATATTTTGTTGTGAATTATAATTATCTTCACATTTATATCTTAATTTTAATTCTGATTTAGTAATATCTTGAATTCTGAAAATATTATCAAAGTAGGAAATTATTTTAGCAAGTTCTTTAGTATTAAGAGGAATTATTTTATCTCCTGTTTTAGATAGTGATATAAGGAATTCGCATTCTAAGTAATCTAATTGAGTTTTAGATAAATTATTCAAAAATTGATTATTTAATAATTTTATAGGAATATTATCTTCAGAATAATTATTATTTACATTTATTTTTGTTATAATTTCATTGCATTTTTCTACTATAATTTTTATATCATCTTTTGAAATATAACAATCAATTAATACTTCGATTCTTCCATTCATATTTATAACCAGTGTCACATATTTATCTCGTAAATTATAACAAGATAATTCAGGGATATGTAATTTTATAGATAAATTATTCTCTAAAAATAAATAAAGATAATGATTTTCAGTATTAAGGATTCTTGCTTTAATCCAATTATCTAGTAATTGTTGAGTTACTAGATTATTTTGAGAATTTAAATAACATATTTTATCTTTATTTAATTTATAAGATGTAGAAGAATTTTTACCTAATGCAAGTTTCATATAATGAATATTTTCATCACATTCTAACAAGCAGAATAATTTTATTATATTAATATTATTATTCATTTCATTAATATCTCCATTAGAGATCTTTAGAAATTCAGTTTTAAAATTAGTACAATGCTCAATTTTATTTTCTTTAACATTTTCAGAATATATTTTATAAATTTTATTATTCTGAATTTTTAATTTATTAATATATTGTGATGTATGATTTATCATTTCTCTTCTTTCTGAATTAAATGAATCATATTTTAACATTATATTAATATCCTTGATTAATGGGAAATACTTATTTACAATACCCCAAAACATTTTTTTATTAGTGATATCTTCTTCATCACCAGAGAATTTAAAAGTATTAATTAAATCTGTTAATGTAAAAAATAAGATACTTTTATTTTCTCCATGATTTATATGATAATTATTTCCAAATAAATGATCAAATTTATTAATAAATTCATTATTTATAGGTATTCCAATATCATTCACAAATGATTCATCACTAAGATTTTCATTAAATTTTTTTAAAGATAAATTTTTTTCAAAATGATTAAAGGGGTTATTTTTTTTATCTATAAGTGATTGATTATAATTAAAACCTATAGGATATAAATTATTATTTTTAGTTTTATACATGGCAAATATTTCATCAAACGAAACTTTCATAATATTCGAAATTTTCTCTAAAATAATTTTATTTGTATCAGAATGATATATTAGATCATCTTTTAAAATAATTTCATCATCTAAATGAAATAAACTATATTCTTTAGGAGTAAAATTTACATCACAAAAATCATTAAATAAGATTTCTTCTTCACTATATAATGAGGATTTTAATTCTTCTGATGAATCAGGAGGTTCAGGTAATTTATCTCGTGTTTTAATTATTCTTTTAGGATAAATAAATAATAATTCTTCATCTTTATCTTTAGTCTTTTTATCAGCAAAATAAAGTTTATTTATTTCTCTATAAAATTTATCCTTTTCAGTTTTTAATAATTTAATATCTTCTTTATTTAGATAACTAAGTGGGCGACCTTCAATCTTCTTTTGAGGAAATTTTTGAACAAGATATTTATAAAGATATTCTCTAATGATTACTTTATTACCTATTTTTTCCATATATTATTATATTATATAATAAAATAATTATAAACTTAATTTTTTTTTTTAAAATCATAAGGAGTTGATGTAATCATTTGTCCGCAATATGATTCTGGAGATTCATTATAATTTACTGGAACATATAATCCAATTTCTTCTGCTTGTTCTAAAATAAATTTCATATTTGACCAAAAGATTGGAGGATGTTGTTCTTCTACTGTCATAATATGAGCAATCTCGTGAATTGCCACGAAAACAATTGTATTCCACTCCATGAAGATATTATCTTTATGTCTTAAACAAATAGCAATCTTTTCTCCCTTATTGACAGAGTAAGAAGAATATTTTGAACCAGGAATTGTCTCAGATAGTGTATCAGGATTATATCTTTTTAATCTTTCAACATCAGGTTTATCTTTTATTGTTAAACATTTATCGATAATCTTTTTAATTTTGACATTTAGTTCAGCAAGTTTATCTGCTGCTGCTTGAGCATCTGTTAATTTCCGCACAAGATATTTTCTTCCATCAATATTAGATTTTTTATAGATGATGTTTTTATTACGATTTATATAATTCATTATTGTAAGAATTAATAAAGTAAGAACAAAAAATAATATAAATTCCTCCATATATTATTACATTATAAAATAATATTAATTAGATCTTCTTTTTAATTTTTTCTTGCTTTTAGTTTTAGGTCTTCTTTTTCTTCTTTTTTTAGTTTTTCTTTTTCTCCCTGTAAAAGATGATAAATTACTTTCATATTCTTCTTTAGGAATAATTTTATGAATCATGAAAGCAGTTATTCCTAATGCAGCAGCGACGAGTAATGTATATCTATGGTATGATATAAATCCTGAAAATCGTGAAGCAATAGAAATAAGTATTTTTTTTAAATTAAAATCATATCTTGATTTATTAATTGCTTCTAAATTTTTCATTTTAGCCTCTTCAATTGCTTCTTCAAATTCCCTATCTTTCTTATTTTTTTCTGCTTTTGATAATCCAGTCTTCATAACATTTTTTGGTTTTGCTTTAGTATGTTTAGGTTTTACTTCTGATTCTGATTTTTTCATGATATCTAAATATGAAATTTGAGGATTTTCAGATTTAGATTTTTCAGTTGATCTTGATTTTTTCTTATTCTTAGTTTTTTTCTTTGTTTTTTTCTTTCTAGAAGGAGCAAGAATATTTCCTAAAGAAATATTAGGTTTTTTTACTTCTTCTTCTTCTTCTTCTTCTTCATCAACTTCTTCATCAACTTCTTCATCAACATCTTCTTCAACATCAAACGATCCTTTAATATCTTGTAATGATTCTTGTGGTAACTCATCATCAAGACCATCTGCCATCTGTTCAATAAATTCTGCTTCTGCTTCAGGTTCTAATTGTACCATAGATTTTTGTCTAGGTTGTTTCATCATCTGTTGTTGCGTCATAGATTGTTGCATCATCTGTTGCTGCATGATAGATTGTTGCATTAATTGCTGTGAAAGTTCTTGATAAAGATATCCAGACCTAGCATACATATGTGCTGCGAATCCTCCTACTATTTTAAAATTTTTATCACCTATGTTTAAATGATCTAATAATTCTAAGAAAATTAAAATAGCATAAATTATTTCTTTTTGTTCTAATGGAACGTGATGTAAATCATGAAAATATTCTGATCCTTTTGTGAGAAGATTTATTTGTTTCTTCCAATTAGAGACTTTTTCTTCCGCATGTTTTATTTCTTTAGCATTATTATTCTTAAAACCTAAACCTTTCGGATATGGTAAATATTTTGGTTTCTTTATTAATCTTTTTCTTGAATCTAATAAAAGATTGTTTTTTAAAATTTTAAATCTACTATTTCGTAATTGATAATATTTAGAGTCATCATATTCTCCTGTAGTATCTTCTTCAGGAACTAAAGGATTAATATCTAAAAATGGGACATGAATTTTTTTATCCGGATAATATAATGCTCCTCGTATAACAGTTTTATTTAATCCTTTGTTCGGAGCAATTGTGAATGTCATTTTTTTTACGACAGATACAAAAAAATCATAATCTAAAAATATCCCAGTATATTTTGAGACATTTTGATGTATTCTATTTATTTTTTCTTTATCAGAGAAAGCAGATTCTACTTCACCTAATAAAGAATAGGCTATAAATTGTTTTTCCTCTTCTGAATTCACATCACATATCAGATCAAGATCATTAAGAGGTGGATAATATGTCTGATCATATTGATATTCATGGAAAAAATCTAAATAACGATATAAATCCATTTATAATAACAAATATTTAAATTTGAAATATATTTAGAGGAATATTATTAAAATAATTAAAATGGCACAAGAATATGAAAAGAAAGAACTTAGACAACATATTTATGATACTCCTGACACTTATGTCGGTGGTATAGAACCTATTAGTATTCAACAATATATTCTTAAAGAAAATAAAATTGTTAATGAAGAAATTAATGTTATTCCAGCATTACTAAATATCTTCAATGAGATCCTTGTGAACGCACGTGATCAAATTGTTAGACTAAATCAATTATATGAAAAAGATAATTCTATTCAAAAAGTAACAAGTATTAAAATAAATATTTCAGATAAGAATATTACAGTAACCAATGATGGTGATGGTATTTCTACTAAATTTCATGAAAAAGAAAAAATTCATATTCCTCAACTAATTTTTGGTGAACTTCTTACTTCTTCAAATTATAAAAAAGATGAAAAGAAGATTGTTGGAGGTAAAAATGGATATGGTGCAAAGTTAGCTAATATCTTTTCAGAAACATTTAATCTAATAACGATTGATAGAATTGAAGAAAAGAAATATTCTCAAACCTGGAAAAAGAATATGATAGATTGTCAAAAACCTACTTTGAAAAAATTCACAGGGAAACCTTTTACAACTATTAGTTATGATTTGGATTTTAAAAGATTTGGTATTGAAAAATATTCAGAAGATTTAATTAATCTTCTATATAGAAGAGTTTTTGATGTTGCTGGAATAACAGATAAATCAGTCAGTGTATTTCTTAATAATGAAAAAATTAAAATTAAATCATTTTTGGATTATGTGAAAATGTTTTCAACCAATACTGATAAGAAAATAATTCATGAAAAATTATCTGATAGATGGGAAGTTTGTATAACTTATTCAGATAATGATGTTTTTGAACAAACTTCATTTGTAAATGGTATTCATACTAGTCAAGGTGGTTCTCATGTAGATTTAATTACAAAAATGATTTCTACTCATCTTGCAGAATCTATTAAAAAGAAACATAAAAAAGAAATACCTGATAAAATTATTAAGAGATATCTATCTGTTTATGTAAATTCTGTTATTGAGAATCCATCATTTTCTTCACAAACAAAAGAAAAACTAATTACAACTCCTAGTAAATTTGGATCCAAACCTGAATTTTGTAAGAAATTTCTTAAAGAATTAGCAAATTATGATGAATTGATTGAAAAGATTTTAGATGCAAATTCTAAAAAGGAATCAAAAGATTCTAAACAAACAGATGGTAAAAAGAAAAATAAACTTATTATTCCTAAATTAGATGATGCTAATTGGGCAGGAACAAAGAAATCCGACCAATGTACTCTTATTCTGACAGAAGGGGATTCAGCAAAGTCTATGGCGATTGCTGGATTATCCGAAATTGGTAGAGATAAATATGGTGTATTTCCTTTGAGAGGTAAACTTCTTAATGTTCGTGAAGCAAATTTAAAACAAATTAATGATAACAAAGAAATTGTAAATATTAAAAAGATTATTGGATTGGAAGCAAATAAAACTTATAAAGATCTTAAATCTCTTAGATATGGTAAAATTATGATTATGACTGATCAGGATTATGATGGGTTTCATATTAAGGGATTACTATTGAATATGTTTCATAGTATGTGGCCTAGTTTATTGGACAAAGATTTTATTTCATATATGAATACTCCTATTGTTAAAGTATCATTGAAAAAAGATATTAAATCATTTTATACTCTTACTGATTATAATCATTGGAAAGAATCTACTGAAAATTATAAAAAATATAATATTAAATATTATAAGGGATTAGGAACTAGTACTGCGAGTGAATCAAAAGAATATTTTAGAGCACTAAAACTTAATACGTATGTATCACCAGAAAAAGAATTAACAGATAAATCAATTAATCTAGCATTTAATAAGAAACTTTCAGATGATCGTAAAGAATGGTTAAAACAATATGATGAAAATAATATTCTTGATTATAAGATTCCAGAAACTAAAATAGAAGATTTTGTAAACAAAGAACTAATTCATTTCTCAAACGCGGATACGTGTAGATCAATTGGTTCTTGTATGGACGGATTGAAAACAAGTCAAAGAAAGATTTTGTATTCTTGTTTTAAGAGAAAACTTTATTCAGAAATTAGAGTCGCACAACTTGCTGGGTATGTTTCAGAACATGCAGCATATCATCATGGCGAAGCATCGCTTCAAGGAGCAATTATTAATATGGCACAAGATTTTGTAGGATCAAATAATATTAATGTCCTAATGCCTAATGGACAATTTGGGACAAGAATTATGGGTGGTTCAGATTCAGCATCACCCAGATATATTCATACAGAACTAAATCCTATTGTTGATATTATTTATCCAAAAGATGATATTCCTCTACTTAAATATACCGATGATGATGGTTTACTGGTTGAACCTGAATATTATGTTCCAATTATTCCTATGGTTTTGGTAAACGGTATGGTTGGAATTGGGACTGGATTTAGTACAAATATTCCATTGTTTAATCCTTATTTAATAATTAATAATATTAAGAGAAAACTTAATGGAGAAAAATATTATGTAATGCGTCCATATTATAATAATTTTAAGGGTCAAATAGTTGAAAAAGATTCAAAAAATTATATCACAAAAGGTATTTATAAAGTTTATACAAATACAAATAAAGTTGAAATTACAGAACTTCCTATTGGTAAATGGACCGATGATTATATTAAATTTGTTCAAGATAATATTATAGGATTTAAGGAAGATAAGAAAAATTGTTTCATTACAGATTATGAAAATCATTCTACTGATTCAGAAGTTAAAATTATCTTAAAAGTAACAGATGAATTTATCTTTGATTATGAACATACTCAACCAGATTCAGACGGAATAACATATGTAGAGAAAATGTTGAAACTAACAACAAATAAGACTTTAACAAATATTCATTTATATAATTCTAATAATCAGATTCAGAAGTATGATTCTGTTTATAAAATTTTAGATGAACATTATTCTAAAAGATATTATCTTTATAATACAAGAAAAGAATATATGTTGAATATTCTTAAAAATAAGATTATTATTCTTGAATCAAAAATACGATTTATTCATGAAATTATTGATGAATCTATCAAAATTTATAAGAAGACAAGAAAAGAAATTATAGGACAACTTTATTCAAAAGAATTTATTCTATTAGTAGACAATGTTATTATTGAAACAAAAGAAAAATCAATTGATACTATTGGAGCAGATTATGATTATCTAATTAAAATGCCTATTTATTCTTTATCACAAGATAAGATAGATGAACTTCAGAAGGAATTAGAAAAACATACAAATGAGTATAATATTTTGGAAAATAAATCAGTCAAAGAAATATGGTTGAGTGAATTAGAAGAACTCAAGGTAGGTTTGGATAGATTTTATAGTAATAAATTGCTCTAGATAATAATTAGTAATATATATTTTTTATAAGTTAATAATAAATGTCTGAACAACTTGAACTTGAAGCAGAATCAACTCGAACAAAAAAAAAATCTAAAAAGAAAATTAATTTAGCACATTTAAGTAAAGTTTATAAATATAATGATAAATGTAATATTAGTTGTTATTTAACTAGTGTCAGAGAAGAATATGGATTATCATTATTAAATAATAAAAAAAATATTGAAAGAGGTTTACAACATTTAAATGAACAAACAAATTATAATCCAAGAGGTATTAGTTTTACTATTGTTAATATGTCGAATGATTTAATATCTGTAGAATATTTAAATTCTTATAATGAATGGATAAATCCTAAAACAAATGATAAAGGTAAAGATAAATTTCCTTGGTATGATATAAATTATACTAATAAATTTCCTAAAACACCTTTATCATGTATTAGACAAATAACTTCTTACATAGGGAATAAATGGAGAGTTATTTATAAAGATAATATATATGAATTTACTTTAGTTACAGATAATAGAAAGAATTTTTTAAATAAATATATACTTTTTTTCTCTAATAAAAGATTTAAAAAAATTACTTTATATCAATTAGAAGAATTTATAAAAAATCATATTAAACAAACAAGTAAAGTAAATATTGTTGATGGTTTAAAACCTAAATGGGATTAGAATATCTACAATCTCTATAATATCTTTTTTAAATTTTTTTTTATATATTTTTTTTGATTTTAATTGTTTATTTTTCTGCTTGATTTGAATGAGTGCTAAATGCATAGCAAGCATTTTATATTTAAACCTTTGAACATTTAAAACGCCGAATATTTAAGTAATTTCATATTTTAACTATTTAGTTAATTACTTAAAAATAAAATGTATACTTAATGTATACAAAACAAAATGGTTAAGTATACTTGTGAAAAGTGTGGAAAAGAATTTTCTCAAAAAGGACATTTTATCAATCATCAAAAAAGAAAAAGACCTTGTAATCCCATTGAAAATAAAGTAATAGAAGAAAAGGTTCAAAAAAAAATACAAGAATTATCAGAAAATGGAGAAATAGAAATTAAAAATAAAAATTTGATTTCAAATAATCAAAAAAGTAATAGTAATAAAATTAATATGGATAAAGAATATATTCATTCAAAGGGACAATATTTTACAAAGCATGAAACACTGCAAAAATGTGTTATAGAATTCATATTAAATAAACCAAAAATTATTTTAGAACCAAGTATAGGGAGGGGGGATCTAGTTAATTGTGTATTAGATAACTTAAATGTTGATTTCTATATGTGTGAAATAGATGAGAACATTAAATTATTAGATGGTATAGATAGAAATAAGATTGTATATGGTGATTTTATCGAACTAAAAATTGAAAATAAGTTTGATACAATTATAGGTAATCCCCCGTATGTTAAAACAAAGAAGGGGAATATATTTTTTTTGATTTTAATTGTTTATTTTTCTGCTTGATTTGAATGAGTGCTAAATGCATAGCAAGCATTTTATATTTAAAAAATAGTTAATTAATCAATAGTTAATTTAATCAAATTTATTAGTAAAATTTTTCAAGAATAGATTCATTCTCTTGAAAGAA